CAAAGAAGAATTTTAAAATCACCGTTTTCAGTTTTAACTTGGAAGTTGGGTTCTTCCGCATTGGCCTGTGCCTGCATTTTCAATCTTTGAATGGAAGCAATACTAGGTTCAAATTCAATATGCCAGGTTGGAGTATTTTTAAATTTAACGTTTTTGGCTTTTTCTGTTACAATTTCTGCTGCCATGAAACGATATGTATTTTTAAAATCACCCGAGGCATTTACAAATTCAATACCCTCAGGAGTTCCGTCGCTTTTGTTTTTAATGCTTAACTGGGCATTTTCTTTATACTCTTGTAAATTTAACAAAATCTTTAGTTTGGATAAGTTGGGCATGCCAAACAGGCCAATAAAGTCAGAGACCGGTCCAGCAAACTTGCCATCTACAATGACAGTGCGGTCTTCGGCAATACCAAAAATGTCAGTTTCTTTATCTGTGCCGGTAATTTTAACCAGGTCAATACAACCTAGGTCATGTGTGTGTTCTACTAAGTCTAATAAGTGATCTCTCATGTAATTCTCCTTTTGTTTATTATACAGGGGTTATTTAGATTATGCAACAGGTTTAGGTAATATTTTTGCTAGGCATTGGCCACCGCGAAGCGAAGTTAATTCTCCAGGTTTACGTATTTCTAGCCATGTGCTGGCATCATCGGTTTGATATCGATACACTTCCTCAAATCCCACATATTCGATCCAGCCATATACCAATGTTCCTGGAGTATAAAATGTAATATTTTGTTCAACCAGTTGAATTGTTTGATACCGATCGCTATCATTAAAAGTCATAATTAATGTGCCACCTGGTGCTAATTTTTTGTAAATTTCTTCTATGTATTTTTGAATTATTTCAAATGGTTTATAGTTAAAATAATTATATACCACACAGACTCCAAATTGATTATCTGGTAATTTATCTAGTATAGGGTGTTCAAAAGATTCCTCAATCACGTAAGGTCTGACTCTACCTCGATATACACTGTTAAATTGATCTAGAACCGGATCAATCAAATAACGGCTTTCGTCAACAATATACAAAGGAGTGCCGCTGGACATGTCATGAACAAACGGTTCCAACATGGGATGAATAATCATAGCTGGATACAGCCAACTGCAATATGCTCCTACTCTGGTTCTAAACATTTTCATAGTTTCTTCATCTAGAGCCAGCGGTTTGTTTTTATGAAGACGGACTGCTTCCGGTTGTTGAGACAATTTTGTTTCTAATTGTTGTTCATACATTGTGTAGCTTTTCTGCAGCCACACATTTCCTTCTTTTTCAATTTTGGTCTTTACTGCTAATTTGAATTCGTCTAATTCTTGTTCAAATTTAAGAAACGTTTGTTGTAACAGGTTATGGGTGTCGGTCAGTCTTTCACGAAAAGAATTATCAACATTGGCTTCGGGAATATCGGATTCATGAATGATGGTATTAAATCTATACGCAGTGCTTTCCCGAACATCCTGCATGGTCAATTCAGAAAGATAATTGCTAAGGCGTATTAGTTCTATAAAATTCATGTTACCACTCAAACAGTGATTGAAAAGTATTTTCAGTGTTGGTAGCTGACTTTAAATCCCATTCTAACACGCCCAACAAATTATCTAATTTTTGATCTACAACTGTGGTTTCCATTTCGCTGTCATCAAACGGTAAATCTTTGAACCACTGTGGCAAGTGTAGCTCATCTGTAGGATAACCAATGCTGGTCCATCCTAGTGGATTAGACTTGAGCTTACATACAATGGTTTTCATACCATCAACAATTTGTAAACTATACTTGTCACCGTTCATTTTGCGTAGATTGTTCCAGTTGATAGCAGCACGAACATGGCCGGGCATGTTGGCTTTGCCTAGACGCTCTTCTTCCTTGCTATACTTGGTCAGGTTGTTGACACGCTTGGGACTGCCCTTTTCCCAACCTGGGCGCTCTTTGAACACATACTTGAACTCGCGAATCTTTTCAATGATCTGTTCGCGGGTAGCACCAATCAGGACATCGTTAAGAATTTCACTCAAGAACTCTTGGATCACTTTGGGTGTATCACTACGTTTGAGATCAAGGCCCATGGCTTTGACCTTGCCAGGTTCGCCATGAGTATCTACACGCTTGTTCTCTTTATCGTAATACATGACAGCATAACGCTTCTTGGTAATGAACAGGCCCTTGGAAGCCACAATCTCACGGCCGCCTCGGATCACACTGCCCATTTCCCTAGGCACATGGAATGCCTGTTCCATGAATCCCGGAAAGCTGTCATTGACTTGATCGGCAATACTGTTATAGAGTTGAACAGCAATTTCTCTACTCCACTGCATCTCACCTTTTTCTATTGAGCCCTTCAGCACCGGATAGGCTGTAAAGTAGCAAGAGTCTGTATCACCATAAATGATTGCTTCGCCCACGTGATCATACTTGCCTGTAATACATTCGTTTACATAAGCATCCATGTGACGGGCAATCGCACGTCCAGTAAGAGTGGTGGACTGACCAATGCGCTTATCAAAGAAACGGCAACCAGGATTAAGAATAGCACCATAGAGACTGTTGAGGTTAATCTTTTTAACAAGTTGACGCTTGTCCCAATACTCTTCATCTTCGGCATTTGTTGCCTCCTTTAGTTTGGCCTGCATGTCTTTACGTTCAGCATACCAACGCTTTAACAGTCCGGGAATAACTGCTTCTTTTTCGTAGGTAAAAATAGTGCCGTTGGCAGTGATCATCCAGGGTTGGTTTGAATCAAAAATAATTTTCCATACTTCGGCAGCACTGTGTACCGATTCCTCACCATCTTTCCAATCGATAGTAATTTCTGTGCCTGTTTGCATTTCCATTACAGCAGTATATTCTAAACTGCCAAATATGCCTTCCCATGCCGCAGCAAAACTACTACCACTACGCATCTTGTCAGCAATATAGCGGTCAGTCATGATAGGACGTAGTTGCCCCACAATGGTCTCTGGTCCCATATTCAAAGCGCGAATAGCCGACGGATACAGACTGTTGATATCTATTGATCCAACATATTCATGTATGCCTTTGCGGGGATACGCAACATAGGCACCGGCTGCTTGGGTATCTTCATCTGAGTAGCGTTCTTTACGATTGGGCACAACCATGCCACGTTCATGTGCTTCATTGATAATGGCCTGTTCGGTCACGGCCACAGCACCCATGGTTGTTTGTAGCAACACAGTATTCTCATGTGCCAAGGTATTGGCCAAATCAAAAAACTTCAACTTTTTATCCATCTGCGCCAGCCCATTAACGTCTTGGCGGTTATACTCAATAAATGTTTTGAAGTTTTGGTTATACAATTGATCTAGTGTGCCTTCAAACTTGGTCTTACCTTCGAGACCTTCGTATTCTAAAATAGCATCTAGACTATAACTGTGACGTTCTTCGTAGGTATATTTTCTATACAACTGCATATAGTCCATATGAACACGACCAATCAAGTCATATGTTTGACTTTCGTTACCAAAGCGTTCAAATGTTCTGCCCTTGGGAAATTGATTCCACAGGCAGAATCTGCGTGTGTCATCTTTGCTTAGAACACGAGTAATACGATTGACTGTATATGGAATATCAAAGCCTTCTGAGTTCCAACCAGATAGTGCGTCCGCATCTTCAATTAAATCTAAAAATGTTTCTAGTAGATCTTCTTCACGTTCAAATACAACAGTGTTTTCAAACTCGCTGGCAATTTCTTGTGCAGTGGCGCGACTCATGTGTTTAGGCGGAACCACTAAGGTAACCAGTTGGCCTAACCACTGTAAGTAAACACTGATAGCAGTAATGGCATTAAATGGATCGCTAGGAGGACTGAATCCTCTTTCTGGATCAAAGTCCACCTCAATGTCAAAGAACGCCACATTGAGCTTGGGTGCGTCTTGTCCTTTGTAATTTTCTTCCAAGCAACGAAAGATTGGATTTATGTCTGACTCGTATAACTGCTTGCCGGACTGTATGCGAATTTCTTTACGAAACTCTTTGTTGTTTCTAGTGCTGAATCTGCTTACAGGTGTGCCAAAGAGGCTAGTGAATTTACCACGAGGATCTTCGTAGTAGAAGATGTAGTTGGCCGGATATTCCTGATAGACTCTGCGTCCATCCCTCCGTTCAACTACATGAATACGATCGTGCTCACGATCAAATAAGGCATCTACATAACTCAAATTTTTCTCCGTTTATGGCCGGTTAGCCATGATTCATGTTCCTTACGGGAACGACTCGATTGTTTGTAAAAACAATATTTATAGCGTCTTGCCTACTGTAACTAAAATCTGCTCAAGCAATTCGTGATCCTGTTGTTCACGACCAAATTCGGCCTTGTGTGCCAGCTTGATGGCCTTCTTGAGAATGTTTGGTTTGATGTCAAGTTCTTCAGCAATGGCCTTGACTGTATCATTAAGGCCACCAGTCAGTGTTTCAATTTCCATCATGACCTGCATGCCCTCGTTGATCACTTGATTAAGTTTGTTAGTTTGGTCGGCTGTAAATACGCGATTGTTAGACATTTAATCCTCCTGATTAAGTTTTACTAGTATACACGATTATTTTGCAAAGTCAATGATGTTTTGGTAAAGCTCACTTTAAGTTACCATTCCGGGGCACGACTCCCATAATAACTAGCCCAGCAGCCGGGCATACACCAGTAACCATAAGGTCCTAAGGTAGTGTATTCTATTTGATCCCGATGACCATATAACGGGTATATGCTGTTTCAGGATCTTCTAATTTGAGTTCCCCTTCGTAAAGAACTTCACTAAGTGGAAAATGATCTAGTATATCCTGTGTGCTGTGTGCGACACGACCAGGATCATGGTCTCTACTCTGCATGACAACTAAGGTGCCTGCGGGTATATGGTCAAACCAAGCCTGGCCTTCCATGTCCGTTAAACTAGTATTGACGACTACACCATCTGGACCTAGCTGGCGATAATCTAAATTGTTAGCATCTTTGAGCATGTATTCTGTATTACCCATACCCATATAATCCTGTATACGTTCACTGGCTTGTAGGAAATTCTTATCAGTTTCCACGTTGATTAACCGTTTGTATTTGATAACAGGATCTAATGCCAACAACACACCCAAGTTGCCATACCATGATCCTAATACATAGATAGTGCCTACTTGAGGAGCAATACGAGCAAGCTTCTCAAGTAACCAAACTTTGCTGGCAATGAGATCGCGTGTAAAGCTACCCTCTAGGCTATAGCCACTGGACTCGGCTAACTTAGACTGGTGCGTAAGGATTTCTTGGGCAATCACTT